AGTTTGGCTGGCATTGTTGGCGGCTTCAGCCTTGCCAAAATGCTGCAAGGCGCAATAGAGGCCGCCGAAAAAGAAGAGCAACGCCTGAAATCTATCCAAGTGCTGTTGTTGAAAAACAACGCCATCCGCGCGCACGGCGGCGGCGACATGCGCAAGGCGCTGGAATATTCCAAGCAGCAGACGGATTTGATCGAAGCCAACAACGCCAACTTGGCAAAAGAAGGCGTGCTGCGGAGAGGCGTTTACGACGAGCTGGCAAAACAGCTTGCGATTGGTGGCGTGCCAACAAAGCAGATCATGCACAGCGTTGGCGCGATGGGTGATTTGCTTGTGGCAATTAAAGGCGTGTCGGCCAGCGAAGAGGATGCCGCCGAGTTTGGCGCGGCAATGAACAAAGCCATTTTTGCTGGCCGTGGCCGTGGCCTGCAGCAATACGGCATCTTCTTGGACAAGGATTGGGGCAAGCAGTTTGTTACTTATCAGGCGCGGCTGGACGATCTAATGGCGCGCATGGGCTTTGCGCAAGGCGAAAGTATGCGCCGCGCAGGCGACCCCGTTGGCCGCATTGCGGTTGTGCGCAAACAGCTGGATGCGCTTGGCAAACAAATTGGCTACGAGCTGATTCCTATTGTTGGCAGTGCGGCCACCGAAATCGGCTCGATGCTTACGCGCATGGAGCAGCCTGATGCCATTAACAACATCAACGACTTGAAAGTTGCCGTGCAGCAGCTGTGGGTGGCGTTTACAGGCACGCCAGCCGAGGCAGGTGATCTAGGCAAACTGCTTGGCGGCGGCTTTACGGCGGAAATCAAAATACTGGCTTACTGGACGCGCTGGCTTGTAAATGACTGGGAGCTAACAAAAAAGAACATGGACGACTTTTGGATCGGACTAAAGGTCGGCGCTGAAAGTGTGTTCAAACTTATTGGCGCGTGGATGAAGCAGTTCCTTACCGATCCGCTCGGCGCATTTGTTGACCGCTGGAAGGATTTTTTAGCCACAATACATCTTGGCAAGGCGTCCAAAACAACAACGGACGCAATGAAAAGCGTGGCGCAAATCAACGCGCGCCGTGCCACGGATCCGCGCTCGCAAGGCATCGTAATTCCGCCAGCCATAAACGCCGACCCCGCGTTGCGGCAAAAATACATTAAAGGCTATTACGGGCCCACCAAAGATTATCCAAAGCCGCAGTTTGTTGCGCCAGCGCAGGCGCAGGCAGGCCAGCCAATACCCACGGCCACACTCGCAAATGTTTCCGCCAGCAAAAAGCTCGATCCATACAAGGAGATTTTCGAGCAGGCTGGCGCGCAATACGGCATCGACCCGCGCCTGCTTTTGGCAATAGCCAAGCAGGAAAACGTGGCTGCAGGCGATTTGAATCCGCTTGGCGTTTCGCCCGGCGGCGGTGGGCCCACGCACTTCGCCAACATGGAAGCCGCGCGTGAGGGCATTTTCAGGCAGGTGGCGCTGATGTCGCGCGGCATCTATCAAGGCAAAGGTCCCTATCGTAAAGCAACAACGCTGGCAGAGCTGGCGCAAATTTACTCGCCCATTGGCGCAGGCAACGTCGTTTATGGCACAAACGCCACGGAACTTTCAGGCTGGCAGGCGGCGCTGCGCAGCATGGGTGCTGATCCTAACATGCCACTGCGTGCTGGCGGCGACACGCATCACTACAATTTCACGCCAAGCGTTATTATCCACGGCGATGCTTCGGACGAGGCGCAACGCGCAATGGACACGCGGCTGCGCGATTTGTCACAGGACTTTATCGAGCAAATGACGCGCGCGCAGCGGCAAGCAAGGCGCACAAGTTATGAAGGCGGCTACTCCTAAAACTTCAACGCCAACACCGGGACCGGGACCAAGTCCAAATCCAGTTCCATTTCCAATCGGCACGCCGCCGCCGCCGTTTTCCGACGTTGCCACGCCTGCAATTCCAGCTGGCGATGCTGTTTATGTAACTGTGCAGGGCGACTGGTGGGATTTGATCGCGCTAAAGGTCTACGGCATGCAGCGCGGCAACGAGCATTTGATGTATCGGCTGCTCGAAGAAAACTACAACCTGCGCAACATCGTGCAGTTCAGCGGCGGCATAAAAGTGGCTGTGCCAGCCGTGGATGTGGAGACAGTAATTCCACTTGTGCCGTGGAAGAACGCAACGATTGGGGGAACCTCAGCATGATCGGCCAAGCACGCGCCGCGCACCCGTCCATAAAGCTCAACGGCTTTGAGTATTTCAACAAGCTCGAGCCATACTTTTTAACGCTGCACTACGTGGACAGCTGCGACGGCGAAAAGGCCGACGACTTGCAGCTGCAGCTGGCCGACCGTGACAATCATTTCATCAGCGATTGGATGCCAAGCAAGGGCGTTTATTTGGACGTTGGCATCGTGGCCGAGCGCTGGTATTCGCCAAACGCGGCGATGCTTACGCTAGATTGTGGCAGGCTATGGATTGACGAGATCGAAGCCGAGTTGCCGCAGCACACCGTAAGCATTAAGGCCACAAGCATTCCGACCAGCAGCTACTTGAAATCCACGGATGAAACGCGCGGCTGGGAGAACCACACACTGCGCGATATTGCGCAGCAAATCGTTGGCGAGCAACAGGCGGCTGGCACGGATATCACGCTGGATTACAGAGCGCAATTTAATCCGCTTTATTCGCACGTGGAACAAACGGAGCAAAGCAGTTTGGAGTTTATTATGCACCGCTGCCGCGATGCCAACTTGGCCGTAAAGCTGCACCGTGGCCTGCTGATTATTTTCGACAATGAGGAAATTGAGGCAACGCCGCCAAGCTTTGCCATCGTTTACGGCAACAACGCGCCAGTGCCCGGCCTGCCGTGTTACAGGATGTCTGGCGGCAAGTTTGTAACGCGGCTGAACGACACGCTGCATCAGGCCACAGTGGCGCACGTTGACCCTGCCAGCGGCAAGGCGCATTACAGCACGGCCATTGCCGGAGATAACGACGCAGAGGCCGATTGGCACACAAACGTAAGCCAATCCACCGACAGCGCTGACGAAGAGGATGGCAGCGACGGCGAAGGCGGCGGCCTCATGCGGCATGCGATGCCACGTGACACGCCGCCGCCAGAAGGTGATTGGGGCGCAAGCGGCGGCAGCGCCACGCAAATGCGGCTGGCAAAGTCCACGCTGCGGCGCAGGAACAAGGATCAAATCCACGGCGACATCGACCTATCGCTTGGCTGTCCGCTCGTTGCCTCAGGCCAAACATTTACGCTGTCAGGCGTTGGCAATTACGATGGCAAGTGGTTTTTGGAAAGCGCCGAGCACAAGTGCGGGCCCATGTTCACAACTACGTTAAAGGCGCGCAAGTGCCTTGTTGGCTACTAACGCAATGAAGAAGATTTTATCTGACAGCGATTTTGTGCGCGGCCACGACACGCGCTACGCAAACACAACTGTAATGGGTTTTGTGTGCGAGATCGATTGCGACGACCAGCGCGCCGATGTGCGCGTTATTTTGCCGCACAAAAAAGACCATGCAGGCACGCCGCTTGTAACGCGCAAAATTCCGGTCATGCAGGTGGCTTCGGCTGCCAAGCGCCAGTTTGCCGTGCCGCGCATTGGCACGCCTGTAATGCTGCTCAAGCTGCCAAACGGCACGAGCGATTACGCGGTAATTGGCAGCTTTTACACGCCAACGCATCCGCCGCCCGTAACCGATCCGAAGCTTGATTATACGATTTACGATGACGGCAGCATTATCCAAATCGACGCCAACGACGGCGCGGCCGTCACGCTCACGTGGAATTTCAAAGGCGGCATAAGCATCACAACGCAAAAGGACATCACCATTAACGCGCAAAGCGGCGCGAAAGTGACCGTCACAGCCGAAGGCGACATCACGTTGAACAGCACAGGCGGCAAGGCCATTATTACGGCCAGCGAGATCGACCTAAACGGCGACATTGTCCACACTGGCGGCATGACGACGAGCGGCATTCACAACGCGGCAGACGGGCCCCATTCGAGTTGTGG